CCGCCAGACGCAACATACAAGTAGTCGCCAAACTTCCACAGCCCCCGTATCGGCCCTTGGCCGACTGGAAACACCTGCCGCAAGCCAGCGCACCGCTGCAGGAATGCCGGTTCCTTGCCGCCTTCCAGCACAACTTCCGGAAACAGGTTCACCATGCGGCTGTCCGCAGCATTGACGCTGCGGGCCACATAGCTGGAGCCGAGGATCGGCGTCTTCATCAATAGTTACCGGCGTACACGTTAAACCGCTGGCGAGTGGCCACCAGCGAGTACGGCAGGCTCATGATGTCGTCAGGGTTGTTGATGCGCTTCAGATTGCGCTTGGACGTCATGGCGATTCGCACCACCTGCGGCGAAGGCTCTACACCAAACTCAGGCGCGATCTCCATTGCCAAGTTGTAGACAAACGCCCGCAGATAGCCTGGCGGAAACGACAGTACCGTGGACAACGTGGCCGGCTGCGACAACTCCTCCACCGAGATGAAATGCCACTCCAGCAGCCGCGTGGGCACCGGGTAGATGTACATCTCAATGTCGGGGTACGTCATGTTGACCCACAACACCTGCGGATACGTTGACGTGACCGTCTTGACAGCAATACCGTCGTACTGCTGCTGGTTGATCAGCTTGATGCCGAAACTGACGTTCGTGCTGGGGTCGCGGAAGTACGTCGAGTCGTCCAGCAGAATGGGCCTGTTGCCCACAAAGTCGCCCGTAGGCCCCAGCGTGCGGCTAATCGTGCTGGTGGGCCAATTGAAAACTTGATCCTGTGTCGAGAACACCGACAACCGTTCGGTGTTCCACGATTCGATCATCTGGTTCAGCGCCGTCAGCGAATCTTGCATGACGGCGGCAGAAGACGTCTCGCCCTCTGCCAAAACGCCCAGCAAACGCAGGGCGCGGTTGATCTGGTCACCCGCGGTGGTGGACATGCTCGGGCTCCTTGCGACGGCGGCGGCCCAGCGTGTTCACGGGCGGCGCGGTGTCGGGTTCATCCTCGGTGCCGGGAGTATACCGCTCCCATCCGCTACGCTCATCGTAAACCGCTTCCATTTCCAGCGTGGCGATCTTGGCGCCATGAATGGGGTGACGCAGATAGATGTTGGGCATAGAGAAGACGGGGGCCGAAGCCCCCGTTTTGCTTACGAGGTCATGATGACCCAGTTAGTGCCGTCGCACACCAGCATGGCGTTGGCTCCCGCCGTCCCCGCGAGGATCGCGGTGCCAGCAGTAGCCGAGCTAATCGGCAGCACGTTGGACGACGCAGACACGACGGTCTGGGCAGCAATCGTCTTGATCCACACCACGCGGCCAGTGCTGGCCGAAGCAGTGGGGAACGTGACGGTGATGCTGCCCGCGCCGTTGCAGACGACGAAGTTCTCGTTGTCAGCCAGAGAGAACGAAGCCGTCTTGGTGACGGGCGCGTTCAGATCCAGTTGCGTGCCGTTCAGAACGCCCGTGACCGCGACCGAAGCGCCAGTGATGGCGCCCGTGACGGTCACGCTCTCGAACAGCGGGTCGGCGTAGGCAACGCCGATTGCTTTGGTATCAGGCATGATGCCTCCTTATCAAGCCACGCGGTACAGCGTCCAAGCACCGGCGGCGCTCTTGCGAGCAACCATGCTTGCGCCGGTCGTGACGGGGATCGTCATGGTCAGCGAACCCGAGACAGTCCAGCCGGTGCCCGCGGCGATGATCGCGGTAGCGGAAGACGTGCCGAGGTTGACCACACGGAAGGTGAACGTGGTGCCAATCCGGTCAGAATTGATCAGCACGTTTTCCAGGTCCGTGACCGTGGGCAGCGTGTAGGTCTGGGCCGCGGCGGTGACACCGCTGTTGGCCAAGATCAGACCGTTCAGCACTTGCGCCGGGGTCAGGGTTGCAGTAGCGGTAACCGCCACCGGATCTGCGGTCAGGTCAATGAACGGGTCGTTGACGTTGCCGTCGCCAAGCTGGTAGCCACCAGCGCCATTAGGGAGAGCCATGATGAGTTCCTTTCAGATGAAGTTCAGAACGGGGGCCTTAGCCCCCGTTTCGGTTTAGCCCCAGAGACGGCAAGCCATCTGCGGACGGATCACGCCGTAGCCGTACAGCACGTCGATCCGGCAGGGCATCCGGTCGTTGTTGATGTCGTACTGACGCACGACACGCAGGCTGATGCCGTTGTGGTTGGCGCGGCTGGCCATGTCCACGCCTTGCGGCAGAAGCAGGTCGGCGGTGGCAAACGTGATGGCGTCCTTGTGGTAGACCAGGTTCTGCGGGTACTGCGTGGACGCAGCGCCGATGAACGTGACCGTTTGGCTGTTGGCCGGCAGAGAGCTGACGGTGGCCAGCGCCTGGTTGGCCGAGTACATCGGAGCAACCGTGACCGTTGCCGCGCCACCCGATGCAGTCACGCTTGCGAGCGCAACAAACTGGAACAGCGAGCCAGTGGACTCACGGGTCTGCGGGTTCACCGCAAAGCAGCCCGCCACGGTGAACACGTCGCCAGCAAGAACGGTGTTGGTGCTGCCCAAGCCGGTGAGCGAGATCGAAGTCGCGCCTTCGGTCGTCACTGCAGCCGCCGTCGTGCCGTTGGTGCGCGAGCCAGTCGTGAACTGCTTGATGGACTGGCTCATGTTGACTTCTTCGAAGCCCAGCACGCCAGTGCCCATCATGCCGTTCTTGAATTGCTTGCTGATGGTGTCGGTGGGGTTGAACAAGCCCTTCATGCCTTCCACCAGACCAGCGTTCGCAGCGGGGTTGACCGTTGCGTAGCGCGGCGACATCACTGCGGCGTTCTCGTTCAGCTTCTGCTGGGCCTGCAGCAGAACCAGCGAGGTGGCCGGCGTGGTGCCGGGCGTGCCGACAGAGTTGCCGATCTTGTTGAACGCGTTGGCCACGTCAGCGTCAATGCTGGCGGCAAGCTGGCTGATACGAGGCTTCAGCACACGATCCGCGAAGTCGTCCAACTGCATCGTCAGTTCGGCCGACGTGAAGTTCACGCCGATGTGCTTCTGCGAGGAAACGGTCAGGGTCGTGAACTGCTCGTTGTCGTCCTGCACTTGCAGAGCGGCGCCGTCAGTCACCAGAGCGCGGTCCGGCAGGCGGATGCGCAGCGTGGAGCCGATCTTGGCCCCTTCAACAGCGAAGCTGTCGTCGTACTGGCGGTTCACGTTGCGCGTGAGCACCAAGTTGTTTTCCAGAATCTCCAGGGCTTTCCTGGTGATCATGTCAATGGTCAGAATGCTATTGGCCACAGCGGGCTCCTTTCAAATTTAGCGATTTGCCTGAGCCTGCATCTTTCGCATCTGTCTTGCTCGTTCGGCTTCAATCCATTCCGACGTACTCATGTTCTTGATGGAACGCGGGTCAGTCGTGTCATACGACGGGTTGTTGCCGCTGCGTGCGGTGACGGGTGTGATCGGTGCTGGTGCAGACGTTGAGCGTTTGACGGGCGGATTGTCGGCCAGTTTGGCCTCGATCTTCCCAATTTCCTTGGCTTGCAGGATGGGCGGTAAGCGAGCGATACGTTCCGTTTCCTTGACATTGGTGCCGAGGTAGTACGCTACTTCAGGGCCAACGTCAGATGCGCGGATGGTGTCAGCCATGACGGTCGTGATTGGCAGCTTGGGGTTGTAGGCGACCTGTTCAAAGTCGTCGTACTTTTCCCTGGCTTGCTCCTCACGGTCGTGATAAGCCTCCAGCAGTTCGGTGTGCTGCTTGTGCATCTCCCGCTGTGCCAGTAGCTGTTCGGCCTTCTGAACTGCCAGCGCTTCCGCGTAGGCTTCAGTCGATTCAAACTGCTCTGCAGACGGTAGTTGCTTAGGCTGCTCAGCCACGGGCTGCTGTGCCCGTTGACGCTCCCACTTACGCTGCTCTCTATCAAGCCGTTTCCTGACGATGGCGTCCAACTCTTCTTGAGTAAACGTCTTCGGCTGTTGTTCGACTTCCGGCTCAGTTCCCTGCTGTTCAACAGGACTCGCTTCCGTAACTGCCGTGGGCTCCGGTGCGGCTGATGCGGTGTCGATCTCCGCTGCGACTTCTTGGCTCATGTGTGGGCCTCAAGAAAACCTGGTCATCGGGCCAGTACGGTTGATAGTACCACTTAAAAATCTGTGCGCCAAGCAACGCAGGTGTTATGTAAGCGCGCTAATTTGCGCTTGCAATTCCTGCAGTTTGGCGAGCAGTTCTTCCTTGGTTGGAGTCGTCGGGGGAGGAGGCGGCGGAGCCGGGGGTGCAGGCGTAAACATCTGGCCGTCGTAGGTGTCACGGATCTGAACCGTGTCAGGGCAAAAAACCCAGCCTTGAGCAGCAGCAAACTCAGCATCTGCCACAGCCACATTCACCACCACACCGTTTTCAATGATTGCGTAACGCATTGCGTTTCCTTTACCAAGAGGTGATGCGGGCGTAACCATTGCCACCAGCACCGCCAGTGCCGCCTGTTCCGGAGTTACTCGAACCACCGCCTCCACCTCCTGCGGCAGTGCCACCAGCGCCTCCAGCGCCTCCGGTTGCAGAAGAAGAGATACCGCCACCGCCTCCACCGGCTAAGCCAAAGCCAGAACCCGCCGTTCCATTCGCCCCTGTAGCTCCGCCGCCACCGCCGCCGCCAGTTACTCCTATTCGGCTTCCACCGGTTTGGCCAGATATACCGGAGCCTCCACCGCCACCACCACCACCGCCGCCGTAAGCAGAAGAAGCGCCTGAGCCTTCTTGGCCCCAATACCCTGCACCACCACCGCCTCCACCATAACCAGAAGCTGCTGCTAATTGGGGCCCAAAACTTGCAGATCCAAATCCTCCTCGGCCTCCACCAAATTGACCAGTAACAACGTCCAAACCTTTGTAGCTATACGGTTCTCCAAACGCACTGGCAGTACCCCCGCCCGTCCCCCCGCCGCCTGATGCTGGGCCACTAGCAGAACCAGAAGCTCCTCCGCTTCCTCCATAAGTGGTTAAGGAAGACCCAAACGATGTAGATCCACCAGCAACGCCATTGTTTGTGGCGGACCCGCCTCCACCGCCACTTCCAATCGTTACGGAAACAGTTGCGCCAAGATCAGAAGCCTGGAATACCCGTGATACATAAGACCCGCCGCCACCGCCACCGCCGCCATCAGCAGAACTACCAGTATTGCCACCACCGCCCCCACCGCCAGCGCCCCAAATCTCCACCATGACCATCGTCTTGCCAGCAGGCTTGGTCCATGTGCCGGAACTGGTGAAAACTTGAACGTCCGAGGCGCTGGCTATGGTTGTGCTGACCCAAGTTGTGCCGTCGCTTGCCAGCACGTTACCGTTCGTGCCTGGAGCTACCACCTGAAACGCCGAGGTGCCGTTACCAAGCAGTACGTTGTTGGCCGTCAGGGAAACTGACCCTGTACCGCCGCTGGCTACCGGCAACGTGCCGGTGACCTCGGACGTCAAGTTAACGTTACCCGCCGTAAAGGCTGACGTGCCGTTGCCCTTGACCACGCCAGTCAGTGTGACCGCCCCAGTGCCACCGTTAGCCACCGGCAGCGTGCCCGTGACGCTGGTGGCCAGCGAGATGTTGGACAACGTGTTGTCAGCACCGCTGATGATTTTGTTCTTCAGCGTCTGAGAAACTTCAGCGGTGTAAATGTCAAACTGCCCCATCGTGATCTTCTTCGACCCGGCAGTGCCAGCGGAAGAGTCAACGATGTACAGCAGGTCCGCTGGGTCAACGTCAACGCCGTTCAGTGACGGCAGGTCAGAGACTTTTTGGTCAGCCATGATTTACGCCCACATTCTCGCAGGGGTTGCCGGGAACACGCGGAAAGCCTCCAGCTCCGGGGCCTCGTCGGTGTGGCGCACGTTGACATGCCAGCCCTCCAGCGG